AAAAAACTTGAATGTATGGTTAGAAAAACATCCTAATTATATGAATAATCCAAGTGAACAAGAAGAATTTGCAAAGTTAATGAGTGAATGTGGTAAATCAGTTAATGATGGAAGAGAGAAAATAATTAAAAAACTATGTGATAATGTATATATAGAAAAAGTAGATGAATAAGGTTTATAAAATAAATAAATATTTCTTATTTTATAAATTTTACATTAGGTCAGTAACAATGAACGTTTTTTATTTTTAATTCTATATTCTATTTTATAAAATTGGACATAAAAAGTATGTCCATTTTTAATTTTTCGATTTGAGAATTGACAAAAAAAACGAAAAATTGAGTTTAGAGCATTATGCTCTTATTTATAATTTATACTTTTAAAAAGCGTTACTGAACTATAAAAATATTTTTTGTAAAAAAAGAATTAGGGATTTTTTGTTGTAATATTATACAACAAAGACAACATATTTATCCCAAAATAAAGAACGTGAATATTTATGTGAAAAATGTAAATACATAACTAATAACAAAAAGGATTTTAATAAACATTTATTGACATTGAAACATAAAAATAATGAAAAATACAACGAAAATGTCCCAAAAATCCCAATTTTATTTACTTGTGAATGTGAAAAAAAAATATAATCATAGAGCTTCATTATATAATCATAAAAAAAAGTGTTACTAAACATTTTATAAAATAATTTCGTAAATTATTTAGGAGTTTTTTATGTCAATAATTTATTGACATATGTTGACAAAAAAAAACGAAAAAAACGAAACTAAATTTTGTTGTATAAATTGTAACTTTAATACTAATAAAAAAACAGATTATGAACGACATTTATTGACATCAAAACATAAAAAAACATTAATTGTTGACGATTCTTTACATAAAATCTCGAAAAAAAACGAGTTGATTAAAGAATATAATTGTGTATGTGGTAAAAAATATAACAGCAGACAAGGATTATATAATCATAAAAAAAAATGTAATAATAAAAAAGAGGAAATAGATTATGAAACAATGTTTTTACAATTAATTAATGAGAATAAAGAAATGCGTAATATATTAATAAAACAGCAAGAACAAATAAGTGAATTAATTCCAAAAGTTGGTAACAATATAAATACTATTAACAGTAATAATAAAAATAAATTTAATATTAATGTATTTTTAAATGAAAAATGTAAGAATGCTTTATCAATGGATGAATTTATAGATAAGATAGAAGTGTCTATGAAAAACTTATTAACAACTAAAGAAAAGGGTCAAATAAATGGTATAAGTAATATAATAATAGAAAACATGAATAAACTATCATTATATGAAAGACCTATCCATTGTACAGATAAGAAACGAGAAACATTATATGTAAAAAATAATGAATGGCAAAAAGATAATAATAAAGAATATATAAATAAAGCATTGAAGAAAGTAGAATCAAAACAATTAAAAAACTTGAATGTATGGTTAGAAAAACATCCTAATTATATGAATAATCCAAATGAACAAGAAGAATTTGCAAAGTTAATGAGTGAATGTGGTAAATCAGTTGATGATGGAAGAGAGAAAATAATAAAAAAGTTATGCGATAATGTATATATAGAAAAAACAGAATAAAGTTAAAAATAATAATATATATATTTTTTATATATTATGAGTACTTTAGAAAAATTTTATAATGAAAAAAAATATCTAATTTTGATGAAGGATTTTCTCAGCAAGTAGAAGAACAAACAACTTTTTTAAAAAATATTGTTAATAATCCATCAATTAAATATGTAATGGAAATTGGTTTTAATGGAGGGCATTCATCAGAATTATTTTTATCTTCAAATAAAAATATTGAAGTAGTTAGTTTTGATATAGGCGAACATAATTATGTAAAATTAGGTAAAGAATTTATTGATAAAACTTATCCAAATCGTCATGAACTTATTATAGGTAATAGTTTAGAAACACTTCCTTATTATTCTAGTAATGTAAATAAAAAATTTGATATAATCTTTATAGATGGGGGTCATACGTATGATGTTGTAAAAGGAGATATAATAAACTGTAAAAAATTAGCCCATGATAAAAGTATAGTAATTATGGATGATACTATTACAAATCATGGTTTGTTAAGACATTGGAATCTTGGTCCTAATCGCGCATGGAAAGAAGCAAAAGAATGGAATATAATAAAAGAATTAGGGAGTGTTGATTATTCTCCAGGAAGAGGACAAAGTTGGGGATACTATAATTTATAATTTTATTCAATTATTGTAAAATTATAAATCTTAAATTTCCAATGTATCAATATTAAATATTTTGGCACTTTTATTTATTTCCTTTTTACCAACAACAAATCTATCAAAATATTTATTTTTTAATTCTTGAGAGGGAATATGCATATGAACTTTTCTAGCAATCATTTTATATAATTTAAAATCTGGATATCTCTCTTCACCATCATTTTTATATAAGACATTTCTACCTTTGTCATCTTTACACCAATTAATTATAATTTTATGTATTGGAGATTTAATTTTATCAATATCATCATATAATTCATAAATATAATCCAACATCGAACATCCTAATCTACATAAATCAAAACTTGGATTAGGTTGAATAATTGGCTTTTCATTATCATAATAAGGTTCAAAGTTATATTGTGTAGCAGCATCACCATCTTTATGAAAGCTATCACTACACATTAAATGATTTTTGTATTTGTATATTGCTCTACCAAAATCAATAATTTTGAAAATTTTACCGAAAGTTTTAACCTTATAATGTTTATCATTATATTTGTAATATAAATATTTCTTTTCAGTTTCAATATACATAATGTTATTTGTATGTAAATCATTATGTGTAAAATCAAAAAGTTTTTGATATGTTATGAGAATCATTAAAATTTGTATTACAATACATCCCAATTCTTCTTCATTAACAATATCTTCAACTAATAAATAATCTAGTGTATTTTTACATTGTTCTAATGCTATAATTTGAATTGGAAATTTATCTATTGAAACAAATACATCTTCCATTTCACTGGAGGAAGATTCAGAACTTTCACCTTCTTCTTCATCATCTTCATTGCTTTCTGATTCTTCATTTGTAATAGATGAACGAGAAGAACATGATGAAGAAGATGAAGAATTAGACTTACTTTTACTACTTTCACGATCTTTCAATGATAATGTTTCAAATATTAACTCCTTTTGTTGACTTATATTATCTTCATTGTTAGATTCTAATATATTATCAACTATATCATCAATTGTATCAGTGTTATCAGTATTATCGGATATATCTATACTGTTATCAATATTAATAGTTTTATCATTTTTTTCATCATTCATATCGACATCAATTTCATTCATATTAATACTTGAAAAGTCTTTTTCTAAATCATCATATATAGGTTTTTCATTATTCAGTTCTTCAATATTCATTAAATCAGTTTCATCATCATCAAACTCTAATCTTTTTTTGTTATCTCTAGAATTATTATTTATTATACTTTCATAATCAGGATTCAAAAAATGGAAAAAATTATTAATATTTTTATAAAAAAAGTCTTTATCTTCTAAAAATTCCATATCATCGCAAATATCAATTATGTAATTATTTTTAATTCCTAGAAAAGATCCATAGAAGTCTATACCGTGTAAAAATCCATAATTATTATATAATTGTGAAGATAAGTATGAGAAAAATCCATCAACATATGAACAATTATTATTATCTCTTATTTTTTCTAAAACACTATTATCAATTAATTTTGGTAATTTATATATATTTTCATCATTAACATCATATTTACCAGCTAAAAATTTAATAGGATCTAATAAAGGACTTAGTTTGAAGAATAATTCAGTTTCATGGATATTATTTGTTTCAGTATCTTCATATTTTATTTTATATTTATTTTCTGATACTTTTTCAGTTATTTCTGTAATACGTTTTTTGTTATTCAAATTAATTGAGCTAAAATTATTTTCATTCAATGAAAAGAATTTTTCATATAAAGGAATATAATTTTGTGGATCATCTACATTGAGCAATTCTTTATTTCTGAAATTGCTAAAAAGAATCTCATTATTATTTTTTTTGTAGTTTAGATTCATTAATCAATAATTATTAAATATTTTTTAAATTAAAAATTTTATCTTAATTAATTTATTAATAAATTTTATTTTTATGTTTTTCGTTAATATAAAAACAATAATATATAATAAATTATTATGAGTTTAGAATTAAAGAAATTTGATATGAAAAAAATTACTTTTAAACCAGATGAAAATAAGGGACCTGTAATTGTATTAATTGGTCGTCGTGATACTGGAAAGAGTTATTTAGTTAGAGATTTACTTTATTATCATCAAGATATTCCTATAGGAACTGTTATATCTGGAACTGAAGCTGGTAACGGTTTCTATGGTAGTCATGTTCCCAAATTATTTATTCATGAAGAATATAATACAGTTATTATTGAAAATATATTAAAACGTCAAAAAACAGTCCTTAAAAGAGTTAAACAAGATTTGGAAAATTATAGAAAAACTTCGATTGACCCTCGCGCATTTGTTATTTTAGATGATTGTCTTTATGATAATACATGGTCTCGTGATAAGATGATGCGTCTCCTCTTCATGAACGGGAGACATTGGAAAATCATGCTGGTCATAACAATGCAATATCCTTTAGGTATTCCTCCGACGCTCAGAACTAACATTGATTACGTGTTCATTTTAAGAGAACCATATATCGCAAATAGAAAGCGTATTTATGAAAATTATGCTGGAATGTTTCCAACATTTGAGGCTTTTTGTCAAGTGATGGATCAATGTACAGAAAATTTTGAGTGCTTGGTAATCAATAACAATGTTCATTCAAATAAATTACAAGACCAAATATTCTGGTATAAGGCGGAACCACACAAGGATTTTAAGTTAGGTTCCAAAGAATTCTGGGAAATGTCTAAGAATCTTGGCTCAGATGATGAAGATGAAATGTATGACCCAAATTCAGCATCAAATAATAAGCGTAAAGGTCCCAAAATTAATGTAAAAAAGAATAAATGGTAATACTATTTATATAATAACTATCTATTTTTCTTTTATATTCTTTCAATAATTAATTTGTTTTTATAAATTTGCTTTCAAATATAAAAACAAATAAAACTTAAAGAAAAGACTATAAATAATAATATAAATAATGTCTAATTTAGATATTGTTGATTTGATTACTAAGAACCCCATTACAAAATTGACCGATACTCATAATAATAAATTTTTAGAAAAAGTAAAAAAAAACTTTTCAGATAATGAACAGCAAATATTTATAACTAGTTTTTATAGTTATTTGAATTATCATAAAACAGAAGATTATATTATAGATTTAGATAATATTTGGAAATGGTTGGGTTTTAATCAAAAAATTAAAGCGAAATATTTATTAGAAAAAAATTTTAAACTAGGAATTGATTATAAAAATTTGCTTTCCCTGCTGGGAAAGCAAAATATTATTGAAAATAAAGGCAGTGGTGGACATAATATTCAAAAATATTATTTAAACATTAAAACATTTAAATCGCTATGCTTAAAAGCTCAAACAAAAAAAGCAGATGAAATCCACGAATATTATATCAAGTTAGAAGAATTAATTCAAGAAGTATTAGAAGAAGAAGCAACAGAAATGAAAAATAAATTATTAATAAAAGATAATGAGATTAGTGAAAAAAATAACTTATTAAAAAATGCTAATCAAGATAAATATAAAACAATTGAAAAAACATTAATTTATCAATATCCAGTAAATACAGAGTGTATTTATTTTGGAACTATTGATAATACTAATGAAAAAGGAGAAAAATTAATTAAATTTGGACATAGTAACAACCTTCCATTAAGAGTTCAGGACCATCATAAAACATACAATAACTTCATTCTCCGCGATGTTTTTAAAGTTCATAATAGACAAGAAATAGAAAATACAATAAAAGCATATTCAAAAATAAAAAATCATATGCGAACTATTGAAATAAATGGAAAAAATAAGAATGAAATATTAGCATATGATGAAACTTATTTTACTATCAATCGCATATCAAAATATATTAAAGATATTATTTCTGAAAAGACATATAATATTGAAAATTTCAATAAATTATTAGAAGAAAATTCAAATTTAAAAAAAGAAAATGAAGAATTATTTAACACACTAACTTTTTCAGAAGAAAAAATAAAAAATTATGAATTAGAATTAAATGAGAAGAGAGAATTAATTGAAAAATTAGAAACTTCTATTAAATTATTAAAAGAAGAAACTGGTGAAAATATAGAAAAAAATGTTATTTATAATAACTCATTAATTGAAGATAATGAGATAAATAAAAAATTTAATAAATTTATTGACGATTGTTGTATTGTAAGAAATGATGTTGAAGTGGATTCTGGAGATATAATTGGACAATTTAGAATTTGGAATGGAGAGAAACCAAAAAAATTATTATTTGAAGAATTTAATAAATATTTAAGAACACGATTTTTAGCATGTAGATTACAAAATCAACAGAAAAATCAATGCGTTCACGGGTTTAAAGGTGTAACTATAAAAACAATTAATTATAAAAAGAAAGAAATAAATAACATAACAGAGAATTTTTTATTTGAAAATTGTTCTTTCTCTCCAAATCATAGAGCAGCAAATTCAAAATTATTAGAAGAATATAAAAATTACAAAAATAAACTTAATATAGAAATTAATAATAATGAAGTAAAAGAATTAAAAACGTATCTTAATAATTGTGAATATGTTTTAAAAGGAACAGTTCATTTACATAATGATAATTTTACATATGAAGGATATTACGGTATTGGTTTAAATAATGATACAAATATAAGAATTAGTAAAGCTAATAGTGGTAAAAAAGTATGTAAGCTTGATTTAGAAACAAAATCTATATTAAATATGTGGGATTCAATAGCAAAAGCAGCGTTAGAAGAAAATATTTCAGCATCTAAAATGAGTAGAAGTATAAAAAACGAAGTAAAATACGATAATTATTATTACGCTATATCTAGTGAATAATTTTGGTTTACAACTTGGTAAAGCAAAAAATAAATAAATTAATTAAAATTGAAATACTTTTTAATTTTAATTAAAAATAAAAGAAAAGAATTTCTTTATCAATTTTTCAAAATGACTACTACACGCAGACAACCAGTTCAAAGGCTTCGTCGTTCAAATGCTGTAAAAAATCTACATGGTATCATCAATACTAGTGAATTAAATGATGATGAAAAAAATGAGATATATGATTTATTGGTAAAAGAGTTAGGTATAGAATTAGAAAATATAACGCAAGAACCAGATAGAGAAGAAACTTGTGTTGCTGTAGAAATTCCAGAATGTTGTATTTGTATGGAACAAATTGTTTGTCAAGAAACTACAAGCTGTGGGCATAAATTTCATAGTAGTTGTATTCATCGATGGTGTGAAACTAATAACAACTGTCCTATGTGTAGAACATGTAATCCAATTGGAATAATGGAACGTCCTACAACACCAACAGGTAATACAGGAGAAAACATAAACTACTATTACAATAATTACAATAATATTATTAACAATTACAATAATATAATTAGAAATATTCGCAATAATGTAAATAATGAATATATCAACCGAAATTATAATGAGAACATCATTAATCACATAGAAAATACTCTCTATGTAAATAATTACAATACAAATATGAATTATATGAGACACTCTGATTAATTGTAATAGCCACACATACATTTTCCACCAAATCCTGGTAAATAATAACCTATTGAACCATTATCACATCTACATGTTCCTGGAAAAAACATAGCAGATGGGGTTTGTAAACAAAATTCTTTAGAAAATCCTTTACTAATACATGATTCGTAGTTTTCACTATTATCAAATCCTTCGCATGATTTTTTATTTACTAAATTTATTATAACTATTAATAATAATATAATAAATGCTACACTAAGAAATCTCATTAATATATACAAATATTTTTTTTATGATGATGAACTACTATTTAATAATGAAAGTAATTCGTTAGCATTTATCCCAATTGGTCCTTGAACATCTAATAAACGTGTGCTGCCATTATTTCCTTTGCCAAATGTCATATAGTATTGAGCATCTCTACCTAATCCTTGCGTTGGTGAAGCTAATTTTTCTAAATTTTGATATTCACCTTTTAATTTATTTAATAATTGTTTTAATTCTCCTTTTAAATCTTTATTAACATTTTTTATATTTGACTCTATTTTTTCTTGTTCAGAGAGAATTTCTTTTTGTAATATTTGTATTTGAGATATTATAGCTTGTATTTCTTGTTTCTTTGATAACATATCACTAACGTTTGGTTTTGGAATTTCTTCAGGTTTTTTATCTTTTGGTATTTCAGGTTTTCCAAATTTATTATTTAAAATTTTATTTTTTATTTCTTTTTGTCTATTATTTAACGAAGTAATTTGTTTTTGTAATTTACTTTTTTCTTTTTGAGCATGTTTTAATTTAGCTAAATCTTCAACAGATAAATTTTCTTTCTTTTTCTTACCTAATTTATTTATTATATTATCATAATATCCCATTTTTTTTGTTAAATCTAATATTTTTTTCTCTAGTTCTTTATTTTCATCGATAAGTTGTTGATATTCTTCAAAAGTTTCAGTCATGTCATCAGGTATATCTGGGTCGGGGGTTGTTGGTGGTTGTTGAGGAGGAGCAGGTTGTGGTTGTTGAGGAGGTGTAGGTGGTGGTTGTTGAGGAGGAGCAGGTGGTGGTTGTTGAGGAGGAGCAGGTGGTGGTTGTTGAGGAGGAGGAGGTGGTGGTTGTTGAGGAGGAGGAGCAGGTGGTGGTTGTTGAGGAGGAGGTTGTTGAGGTGGAGGTGTTGGTTGTTGAGGTGGAGGAGCAGGTGGTTGTTGAGGTGGTGGAGGTCCTTGTTGTTTAGGAGGAGGCTGAGGAACTCTAGGTTTTTCACAATTAATTTTTTCAGATTTACTAGATGTATTATTTACACACCGGATTAATTTAGAAAATGATACAAAATTAGAATCATCTTTTACCACAGTAGAATCATAAACTAATGGTGTATCTAGTTGAATATTTTCTTCTTTAGAAGCAGCATCTAATAAAGCATTATATTTTGGATTACAATATTTTAGTCCTTGAGAAAAATCTGAAAGTATTTTACAACTTTCCAAACCAGCTTTATTCAAAAATTTCATAACTAATGGTTTATTACGATTGCGAACTATATTTTTTGGTAAAAATTTTAATAATTTTTCAAATCTATTATTTGTAGATAAATTATTAGTTAATATTTGCCATAAGGGCAATATTTCATTATCTAATATTTTAGGTGGTTCTTGAATACTTGTCTTTTTACTTTTTAATTTAGAAAGAGCATCTGATATAGTTTTTTTTGCCTTTTCTTCCTTTTCTTTTTTATCTTGTAAAAGTTTTTGTTCTTTTTTTTGTTTATTTTTTAAAACAGCTCTCCCAATTTTTTCTTTTGCTTCTTGAATTTTTTTCTCTTCTTTTTTTGCTTCTAATGTATTTTTAGCTTTTTTGCTTCGTGCTAAATTTTGTAATTTAATTGCAGCTTCACGCTTTTTTCTCTCTTCCTCATCTTTTCTAGATAAATTTTCTGCTCTAGCAATTTGTTGTTGCTCTGTTAATTCTCCAACGGGAACATTAGGATCAGTAATTCTAATTTTATTTTTTGTTTTTTTATTTTTTAAAGCTTCTTCTTTAGTAATTTCTCCTCTAGCCATAGAATCTCTAACCTTTGCTTTTAATTTGCCTCCTCCAGAATTATATTTTTTGAGAGAAATTTGTCTAAGATTATTTGGTTTATTTTTTTTGTTAGTAAAATTATTTTTTTTATTATTATTTTTAATTTTATTTTTTCTAAATTTCTTTTTAGTATTCTTTTTTGTAATCTTATTATATTTTTGATTGTAATTATTATTAATTTTACTTTTGTTCATTATATATTTATTATATATTTTTATTATAAATATATATTAATGACGTGTGAATCAGCAACCGCGCCTATAAATATAATAGATGCTTCCGCTAAAGATTGTAAAGGAAAATGCGACTATTCATTTTTTTATCAAAATACAAGTGGTTCTGTTAAAAATTATAATAATGAATATTTATTAGTTAATATTCAAGATAATACGATATCAACTTTCAATAGTAATTCTTATCAAATTGAAGAAATACGAATTTATAGTCCATCATTACATACTTATGGAGGAACAAAAGCCGATGGTGAATTTTTAATTATCCACAAAAATATAAATGGACCCGATAAATTAATAGTTTCAATACCTTTAATTAAGGGAGGAAATATAACACAGTCATCAAATGATATAAAAAATATGATAAATATAGCAGCTCAAAGTGGAGTTAATCAATCAAGTGAATTAAATGGTATGACTATTAATTTAAATGATTATATTCCAAGAACAATATATTATTTTTATAGAGGAACATTGCCTTATTCTTGTGGAAGTGGTGTTTTAGTAAATTATGTAGTATTTAGCAAAAATATAAGAAACAGTCCAATAAATATACCAGAAGATACATTAAACAAATTAAATAATATTATTGAAAAACAAAATGTTGAAATAAAGCCAACACCAGATGAATTTGGTAAAAGTAAAGGTCCACCTTCAATGAGTGGAGCTTCAAGTGGAGGTGACATTTATATTGATTGTCAGCCAGTTGGAGAAGATGGGGAATTATTAGTTAATACTCCGAAAACTTCCATATTTGGTGATACTATTAAAAATTTTAATCCTGAAAAATATAAATGGTTGGGAACGGTCACGTTGGTAATATTATTTATAATGATAATTCTAGCATTCGAGAATATTATTATGAATTTTTTCAGTAGTATTTTTGATTTTATTTTTTCATATAAAAAAAAACAAACAGGTGAAAATAATAAAAACACACAAAAATAATATATTAATTAATAATTATTTATATATTATTTATATATTATTTATTGAGCAGCTACATTACCAAATATTGGTCCTAATCCACCAATTAAACTAGCTATTTTACTTCCGCCAATTTTATTCATCATACCTTCAACTTTATCAATCATGGGTTCTAATGTTGCTATTGTTTGTTCAATAGCTTGTTGTTGTTTTATTAATTCATCGGGATTATTTAATAAATTATCTACCATAGCGTGAGCATTTTCAATTTGAACAGATTTAGAACTTTTCTTACATGAAGGTCCGCTACATACACCTTCTATGTGACCTTTTTCTTTTTTCTTGTCAATAATAACAGGATTTTGTGGAGTTTTATTATCTTTTAAAGCGTGTTTCATAGCTTCATCTGTAGTAGAATTTTTTGGTTTTTCTTTTTTACCAGTTAAAGCATTGTATTCTAAATTTTTATATGAATCTTTTCTGTCAGTTAATGCTTTTACATTTGAATTATCTTCTTTGTCAACTGATTCTGTTTTTTCATTTTTTTCTTTCTTTTTACCATTATCTCCATTAGAAAGACCTTCTCTATTTCTATTATAATTCATAGCAACAGCAAAATTGGTAGCAAATATTGATACAGCAAAAACAATAATCATATTATCTGTAAAATAGGTAGTTAAGTAACCAATTACTAAAAACATAAAAACTGCTGTAAAATTTTCGCTCATTAAATAGCCAAATAAATTAGTTACTGCTAATATTAATAAAATATATAAAACTATTTTACTTTGGCTTAAGTTTTTCATTTGTTTTTTTAATGAAGCAGTATTCATATATAATATTATAATATATAAAAAATTATGAATATTATATTAATAAATTACTAGTAATTTATCTATATCTCATTTTTCTTCTAGGAGATCTTTTTTTTGATAAAGCTTTTTTATTATAGCGATAACCACCTTTTCTAGATTTTCTAGATTTTTTAGATTTTCTAGATTTTCTAGATTTTCTAGATTTTCTAGATTTTCTAGATTTTCTAGATTTTCTTGATTTTCTTCCGCCCGCTTGTAATGATAAGGCGGGAATCTCATTTTGATCATTTGGTTTTTCTTGATTAGCTAATTGAATTATTGAATTAATAGCATTAACAAAGTCAGGCGATACTTCATCAATGCCATTTAATTGATCTAAAATAGTATTTAATTCCTCATATAATTGTTGTGCTCTTTGTTGTCCTTCAGCACCTTGATTTTTTAATTCAGTTATTTTTGTTGTTAAAAATCTAAGAGCTTGATTTAAAGATTGAGTAAAATTATTAATAGCTCTAATATTTCCCGATACAGAATTAATTTTTTCTGTTATTTGCTGTTTTACTTGTGCAATATCTTGAGCATTTGCCATAATTATATATTATAACAATATTATTTACTGTAAAGTATAATCATTAATTTCAGAACGAACTTGTTCTATTTTTCCTAAAATTTTATATTTATCATTTTTTAGTTCTTCTAATGTATCTTTTGCGACTTTACTTTCTTCGATTAAAGAATCTAAATAATTTGAAATATTTTTTAATGCTTCATATTGTTTTTGTTTTTCTTCAATAATTAATGAATAATAATTTTTATAATCATCATAAACTTGTTCTAAAAAATTATTTTCTCTCTTTCTTTCTTGTAAAATTTTATATTCATCTTTTAAAATTTCCTTTCTTTTATTTATTTCTAACATTAATTTATTTTTAACAATATCTTGACAATTTGTTAGCATTATATATTTAATATAATATTTATTATTATTTAATACTTCTTTTATAAATTATTAAAATTATATAAAAAATCTATACTAATATTATTTAGGATGGAACAAAAAATATTTGAGCCTTTACTAACTGAAGACGATAACCGTTTCGTGATGTTTCCTATTAGTGATAATGATGTATGGAATATGTATAAAAAAGCCGAAGATTGTTTTTGGAGAGTTGAAGAAGTTGATTTATCAAAAGATTACAAAGATTGGGTAACCTTAAGTGATAACGAACAACATTTCATTTCTATGATTTTAGCTTTTTTTGCTGCGAGTGATGGAATTGTTCTAGAAAATTTGGGTCTAAGATTTATGTCAGAAGTTCAATTAGCAGAGGCAAAAGCATTTTATGGTTTCCAAATAGCAATGGAAAATATTCATTCTATAATGTATAGTCAATTAATAGAAACATACATTAAAGATTCCATTGAAAAAAACAAATTGTTTAACGCTTTAAATAATTATCAATGTATTAGAAAAAAAGGAGACTGGGCGTTAAAATGGATAAGAGATAAAGATTCTTCTTTCGCAACACGATTAGTTGCGTTTGCTTGTGTAGAAGGAATATTTTTTTCAGGAGCATTTTGCTCCATTTATTGGATAAAAAAGAGGGGATTATTACCAGGATTAACATTTTCAAATGAATTAATTAGTCGCGATGAAGCTTTACACACAGAATTTGCTATTCTTCTTTATAGTAAATTAGAAAATAAATTATCAAATGATGTTATAAATAATATAGTAAGAGAAGCTGTTTCTATTGAAAAAGAATTTATTTGTGAAGCTTTACCATGTAATCTCATTGGAATGAATCAAAAATTAATGAGTCAATATATTGAATTTGTTGCTGATAGATTATTATTACAATTAGGATATGATAAAATATATAATGTATCATGCCCATTTGATTTTATGGAAAATATTAGTGTTGAAGGAAAAACAAATTTTTTTGAAAAAAGAGTAGGAGAATATGCTTTAGCAACTAAATGTGAAAATAAAGAAGATGCATTTGAATTTTCAGATAATTTTTAATAATATTTATATATTATTTTATTAATATATAAATGAGTGTAAGTCCACCAGGATATTGGCTGTTAAATAGAATTGTTTATTTAATAAATAAAACTTTAGAACTCATTAATACAACAGTATCTATGTCAATACAAGATCTATTGAACAATGCAAATACATTTAAAGGTATAAATACATTTACACAAGGTATAGATGTTAATAATATTAACAGTATTAATGGAAATACTACATTTAATTCAAATATAGTTGTTGACGGTGATATTTTAGCAAATAATGCTAATTTTATAGGAGATAAATTATTTATAAATGATATATCATTAAAAAATTCAGCACAATCATATATTATAGTATCTAATGATATTAGATTCAATAAAGATATTATTGTAAATGGTGATTTAACTATTAATGGAACAAGTTTTTCAGTTAATAGTGAAACATTAACAATAAATGATAGATTTATTGTTTTAAATGCAAATTTAGAGAGTTTACAAGTTAAATATACAGACCCTGCTGGAATTATTGTAGAAACACATAATTCTACTCAACATAACAAAGGTTATTTATTATGGACATTATTTGATCCAAATAATCCTTTAAATGAAGATTTAAATAGAACATGGGATTTAAGTGGTGATAATCTAAGAGGTAATGTTTTAAAAGCAACAACATTAAGAGGTAATATATTAGATTCATATAATTCTCCAAATATATCAATAATTAGTGATATAGATATGAATAATAATGATATAAGTAATATAAATACATTAACAGCTAGTGATTTAAATATAGATATAATAAAGACAAATACGAGAACAAATATATCAGTTCTAAATACTATTGATATGAATAATAATTATATTATTAATGCTAATATAGCAGGATTAAATAATAGTCAAATTTATGTAGAAAATGGTATAATAAATTCTGAAAATATATTCATAGGTCTGCCGGGCGGGTCAGGGAATCCTAATGGTATATTCTTTGAATCATACGGGGGGTTATTACCCTTAAATTTCTACCCCGATTATGTCGCAAAAGTTGTATTATATAATA